TTATAAATAATAATTATCTTTAATAAAAATGCCTCCTAAACAAAAACTTATTACAGTAAAAAAGAAATCAAAATTAACAGAGAAATCAAAATTAATAAAAAAATCAAAATTAACAGAAAAATCAAAATTAACAGAAAAATCAAAATTAACAGAAAAATCAAAACATAAATTAAAACAACATATCTATTCTACTTATTTTCCATCATTGATAGACCCTAAATTTACTTATAAAATAACAAACCATACTATTTTTAAAAATTATAAACTTTTACATAATAATGAAAAAATGAATAAATTATATGATTTATATGACACAAATGAACTTAAAAAAAAAACAAAAAAGAAAGATATTTTTATATTAAAACCAATACAAAAATTATTAAGAACATTTATAAGTCCTTATACACCTTATAGAAGTTTATTAATCTATCATGAAATGGGAGTTGGAAAAAGTTGCACTGCTCTTACCATTGCTGAAAATTTAAAATCTATTGTTTCTAAATCAAATACTGAAATATATATTATTAAACCAAATGAAATTGAAAGACAATTGTTTAATATTGATGATGTTAAAAACAATACAATTAATAATACTTGTGTTGGTTCTACATATGTTGACATCATAAAAAATAAAGATATGAAAAGTAAAACTATAGTTGAAAATTGTATGAAAAATGATGAACCAAGTTGCACTATGTTAAAAAATAAAATAAATAAAGAAATAAAAAAAACATATACATTTAATGGTCCTGATACTTGGGTAAATATTATAAATAGAGAAATAGAATTAAAAACTAAACATATTACTAATGAAAACGAAAAAGAAAAAAAGAAAAAATTTATTATTGAAACAAATTTTAATAATTCAGTTATTATTATTGATGAAGTTCATAATATTAGAGAAACCGATAAAGAAAAAAAATTCCCACCAGTTTTAAATATGGTATTAAAATACTCTAAAAATGTAAGACTTATTTTATTAAGTGGAACACCTATTTATGATAAACCCCAAGGAATTGTTAGTATTATAAATTATCTTTTATTAAATGATAAAAGACCAACTTTAAATGAAAATGATATTTTTCATAGCGATGGTAAATTAAAAGCAAATGGAAAAACATTATTAGAAAATAACATAAGAGGTTATATTTCTTATATGAGAGGTAATAATCCTTATGAATTTCCTATAAAATTATCACCAAAATATAATATTCCAAATCACATTTTAAATTTATCTAAGTATCCATCAAAAGACATCAATGGTAAAACGTTAGATGACAATAATAAAATAAAATATTTAGAATTAGTCAATTGTCCTTTTCAAGGAGAACAATTAAAACTAATTAATTATTTTATTGACAATACAAAAAGAATAAACTATAATGATGATTTATTAGATAAACTAGATACTGATAGTTTAAATTCTAATTCTATAGATAATACTAAAAAAATGAAAATAAAGTAATTATATCTCAATCAACCGCATACAATACAGAAATGCAAATTAGTAATTTTATTTATCAATCTCTAGATGAAGCAAATGATAATATTAATTTACTATCCGGAGACTCAGGATTACAACAAGTAGCAACAAAACAACAAAATAAAATTACTTATAAATTTAATAATAGCGAATACGGTAAAAGATTTAAATTACCAGAATTACAAAATTGGGGAGTAAAAATTGCTACTATATTAGAAAGAATAATAAATAGCAATGGACCAGTATTTATTTATACACGTTATATTGCTTCTGGTGTAATTCCACTAGCATTTGCTCTTGAAATGAATGGATTTAAACGCTATAATAATGCTACAACTTTATTAGAGAATAAATATAAAGACACAACTCAATCTAGAGGAGAATATATTATTTATTCAGGTGATAAATCATTATCTCAATATGCTGAAGACTATCTTAATAAATCTAGTTCTATGATTAATGAAAAAAATGTAAAAGTATTTATTGCTACAGCAAAAGCAAGCGAAGGAATTAATCTATTTGGTTATAGAGAAGCACATATATTAGATCCGTGGCATAATATGAATTTAATAGAACAAAGTATAGGAAGAGTTGTAAGAACAAATAGTCATATTGCTTTACCACCACAAGAACGTAATGTTACAATATATAAATATGCTTCTACATTAAAAAATCAGGAAACGTTTGACCTTACAATATATAAATACGCAGAACAAAAAGCAATTCATTCTGGAGTAGTTGAAAAAATATTAAAAGAAAATTCTTTTGATTGTTATTTAAATAGAGAAAATAATATTTATGACGAAACAACATATAATAAAGAAATACCATTAATTACATCAAACAATAAAAAAATTAAAGTATCATTAGCAGATAAACCTTATACGCGTCAGTGTTTTTATATGAAAGAATGTAATTATACCTGTTCAAATTATAGTAATTCAAAAAATACGCAAAATAAAGTTAAAAATAATACAATTGATACTAAATTACCAATTATGGATTTTATAATTGAAAAAGATATTAATGAATTGAAAAAAAGTATTGAATATTTAATGAAAACTCATTTTAATGTTAATATAAATAATTTGAAATTATATTTATACAATTTTATAAATGGTATTGATAATATTAACTTATTACTTAATAAAAATGAAGTTGATGGTAAAAGTGATGGTAAAAGTGATGGTAAAAGTGATGGTAAAAGTGATGGTAAAAGTAAAAAAATCGTATTAAAAATACATAAAACAAAAAAAAATAGTAAATATACTAATTCTAACCATTCAAATCTTAATAGTTCATCAACACATCATTTATTAATAAACAATAAAAATTATAATTTACTTTTCAATGAAGCATTTTATAAAGCAATTCAAGATGTAATAAACACAAATACAATTATTATTGATAAATTTAATAGAACTGGTCATATTGTTATTTCAGGACAAAATTTAAGATTTATACCTATGGGTAATATTATACCAAATATGTCAATTGAAAAACAAGAAATCAAACCATCTATTAACTTAATTACAGATATTAATTTAACACCATATATTAATTATTTAAATGAAGATAAAAAAATATTATTAGCAAAAACAGATTATAATTATTACGAAATTATCAATAAACATATTATTGAAAAGTCAGAAGAAATATATTACGGGTTAAATCTTAGAGAATATAAATTTAATATTAAAGTAAATTTAAAAGATATTATAGAAAATGTATTTCATAAATTGTCTTATTTATATAAAAAAACCACAATAAAAGAAATATTAAAAAAAATTATAAATAATATTAACTTAAATGTAAATGAAAAAAAAATAGAACCTATTTTAAATCATTATATTATTTATAATAAAAATATTAACCCAAATCAAAAAGAAAATAATGATTTTAGAAAAAATATATATGGTTTTATAATACAGCATAATAATGATTTAGAGTTATGGTTTTATGATACAACCACAAAAGAATTTGAAGAAAATAGTGGCAATTTAAAAAAAGTAATAGAATATAAATATAATATATTAAATAAAACACCAAGGAATAATGTCTATGGATTTTTAAAATATGAAAAAAATAATGTAGTCTTTAAAAATGTTGATTTTGATGAAAAAGGTGAAAAAAAATCTGTAAAAGGTATATCTTGTAATACAATGCCGACATCAACTATTAAAAAACTATTGTTTAAATTAGACCCTAATTTTATAAAAAATATTAAATATAATACACGTGTTGCTTTTTGTAATGATATGGAATATTTATTAAAATCAAAAGATGATAAATTAGTAAATAAAAAAAAATGGTTCTATACTCCAGAAGAATTTTATATTTATGACTATAATAATTAATAATTAAGGACTACACTTATTGATTATCTTATTGATTATCTTATTGTAAATAATATATTATTATAATATAACTAAAAATTGATTTAAAAAAATTTAATATAAAAATATAAATTATATAATATTAAAATCGTATAAATTATATAATATTAAAATAGTATAAAAATATAAATTACTATGTCTGCTCTACTATCTACTAACAATACCAACAATACCAACACTACTATTACTAAAAATAATAAAAACAATGAATTATATAAATATTTATTATTAGAAGAATATATTTATATCATTCCTAGTGAATTAGATAAAAATATAGATACTATAATTTTATCAAAATTAAAAAAGAAAAATGAAGGTAAATGTTATGGTAATTATGGCTATATTATGCCAAATACAGTTGAAATAAAAAAACGTTCTTCTGGATTAATTAATAATTCAAGTTTTGATGGAAAAATTACATATAAAGTAAATTACATAGCAAATGTATGTAAACCAGTTGATTCTATTATTATAGAATGTATTATTACATCTATTGATAAATCACAAATTATATGTTATATTAATGATAAAGAAACATCTCCTTTAGAAATTTATTTATTTAAACATAATCATCAAGGAAGTGATGAGTTTTTAAATTTAAAAATTGGTGATGTTGTTAATGTTAAAATAGGAGGTAGTAAATCACAACATAAAGATACACAAATTGTTTGTATAGCACAATATATAGATAAAGTATAATGTGTATGATTAAGTATGATACTAAATGTTAGTTTATAGAATTTTAGTTTATAGAATTTTAGTTTATAGAATTTTAGTTTATAGAATTTTAGTTTATAGAATTTTAGTTTATAAAAATTTTATTATTTTTAAATTTATTAATTTATTTTTTTATTTTATTAATATAAGAAATAAACTATTATACTATATAATACATTAGTGATAATTATAATAATTATAATATAAAAAAATATAAATTAAAATGACAGTATCAAATGAAAATAATACAATAGATAGTATTTTAAATAATTCAAATAATTTATTATGTTCAACTTATAAAAATAAATATGAACAAATACAATGTCCTAATAAACGTAAGCATAATTTAATGTTTTGTGGAAAACATAGAAATATGATAGATATTATATTTAATAACGAAATCATACATAATGAAATCAATAATGAAATCAATAATGAAATCAATACTTGTAAAAAAACTAATTGTAACTCTATTTATTCAAAATCTATATCTAAAAAAAAGATTATAAAAAATTTAGAAAAATATAACTATTATAATGACTATTTATCAGTTAGAAAAACATATATTAAAGAAAATACAAAATATATTGAATTGATTGATTATATTGAGAATAGTAAATTAGATACATATCCTTTACCAAGAATAAATGCGTCTCTAGAACATTATAAAATTATTAAAACAAATACACATTCACAATTCTTACAAGCAATAAATAATATTGATAAATTAAATTCATTTTTTATAATACTTTTAAAAGCAAATCAAAATATTGGCAAAATTATAAAAATACAAAGATTTATTAAAAAAGTATTATATAATTATAAACTTAAATTATATGGACCTGCTCTTAACAATAGAAGTAGTTGTATTAATGATACTGATTTTTTTACATTAGATGAATTAAAAGATATTCCTAATGATGAATTCTTTTCATTTACTGATGAAAAAAATTTTGTGTATGGATTTCATATTGATAGTATTACACAATTACTTTTTAAAAGTGATGAACATTATTTTGAACAATTTAAAAAGAAAATAAAAAATAAAAAAATTATTATTAATAATAATAGTATTAATTTATGTTATAAACAATTTATTAATTTATTATCTAATCATTATAATAAAATTAAAGTAAGTAATCCATATACACGTTTTTTTTTAGATAATAAAACTAAATTAAATATAATTACTTTATACGCAAAAAAAGAATATGATACAAATTTGAAAAATAACAATTATAATAGCAATAGCAATAATAATAATAATAACAATAATAATGATAATAGTAATACTAATATATTACCTATTGATATGAAAATAGTTGTAAAAAATAAATGTTTAGACATATTTCAAAAAATGGATTTGTATGGTTATCAAACAGATATTAATTGGCTATATAATCAAAATACAACAATATTAAAAATATTTTATAAGAAATTAGCCTTATTATGGAACTTTGAATTTGGATTAAATCATGAAGGTAGATATAAAATTGCACAAACAAACCACGTATTTAATAATTTACACGATATTATGACATCACGTTTTGATAAATATAATTTATTAGAGAAAATATTAGAACCTGTCAATATTATAGTTAGTAATGGTGAAACAGAGTCTGATAGACAAAGTGGGTGTATAATTATTTTACACGCATTAGCATTTATTAATAATAGATGTGTATTAGCAAATCCTTGGTTAGCATAATTTAATGTCTTTAGTTTAATTTATTATTATGTTTAAGTGTCTATTTTTTCCATTTTAATTTTTTAATGTCTCAACTTCAATATAATTTTATATAAAAACTGATGTTGGTCTTCCATAGTATCAGGTATTTTTTTAGCAAAATGATAAGGATTTCTAATAACTAAATCTAATATTTTATTGTCTATATATGATTTTTTACTAACAGTTGGTGTATTATTTAATTTATTAGAGACGTGTTCGCTACAATTAGTTATTAATTCTCTTACTTCGCTTTTTAACATTCGTTTTTTTAATTTATCTTCTTTAAATAATTCTTTTAAATAATGTATCATATGATAATTACCATACCACGTTCTAAACATTTTTGGTGTTATATAAGCATTATATTTATCTTGAAAAAAAGAATGTATATGGTCTGGTGTAATTAATTGATGTGTTTTTTCATTATTATGTTGATTTATATGATTATATTTAAAAAGAAAATCATCATTGGAAGCATTTTCTATTAATTGTTTTAATAATTTACTAATTAATAAATTATCATCTGTATATGTATTTACAATACCTTTTTTACCTATAAATTCTATTTTAAATTTATTGTTGGGTAGAAAATGTATATGTTCTTTTTTTAATGTAGTTATACCATAAGAATTATTATCTTTTGTATAACATTCATTACCTATACGAAAATGATACATTTTTAACATATATATGATAATTGGTATATAATCATTAGGTAAATCCCATTCTTCATATTTTTTATTAATTAATGTATTTAACATACATTCATTATCTTTTTCTATTTTTATAATTGATTTACCTAACTCCATAACATCATCATATTTACGTTCATTGCGTTTTTTAGTATATTTAGGATTATATATATATTGTCTTCTTCCACGAGTATCTGTTCCAATTGCTTGAATTTTATTATTTTCAGATTTTGCTATCACTAACTCTTTATAAGCAGGAGGTATATAAATACTTTCTATACGTTTAATTAAATCTTTATCTGTTATAACTTTATCATTTATAATATGAAATTGTTTTTTTGTTTTATGTTTATTATTAATATCTTTATCTAGATACTCTTTTTTTACATTATTACTTATTTTTTTACTTCTTTCTATTAATTTTCTATAACTCCAAAATTGTCTTTTATTATAATTAGAATTATTTTTAATAGTTATCATTTTATTTTAGGTATATTTTATATTTTATTATATTATTTCTATCTAACTATATTATGATAAGATAAATAAAAAATAGTAATAAAAAATAGTAATAAAAATAGTAATAAAAATAGTAATAAAAAATAGTATTTAACAAAAATAGTAATAAAAAATAGTAATAAGTTTTTTAATTACTCTAACTCTTCTGGTGCATCTGGTGCATCTAACACCTCTAGTCTCTCTAGTCTCTCTAATACATAGCATTCCTCTTGCTCCTCTCTTTTACTTAATGTATCTAATTTAATTATATATTTATAGAGTTTATCTAATAAATCTGGGGTTATTATATAAAGATCTTCATTTCTACAAATAGCACAAGACATAGGTATACTTTGTTCGTATTGTGAACGTATATTTATAATAAAACATTTTAAATGAATACTATGATTAGAACAACATTTAACTTTTATATTTAAAAATTGTGTAATATTAGTTCTATTATCTTCATCGTTAAGACAAATATTACATTCAAATGAATTATTTACAGGTGTTATTTGTAAAGTATTAAATTGTGATTCTTTTTTTATATAATAATTTAAATAATAAATACATTCAACATATACGAGTTCATACTCTTTTAACATCATTTTGTCAATACGATAAGCATCAGGAAATAATACATATGCTTTTTTTTCCTCAATTTGTTTTATTATATTTTTTAGCAATTCGT